TGTCAATATCTTTACCACTAGTCCAAACCTCTATTTCTGTTCTCACTCGGTTTTCATTCTTGAGTGATATAAATCTGTTGCTTGCTTTGCTCTTCCACCAGTCTGTAATGTTAGCCAAATAGTGTTTATCATAGTTTTCATTCTGAACAATCTTATCTGTCTTTCCAAGTACAATATCTTTGAAATTAGCAATACCATAATCAGAGACATAGTACCGTTTCTGTTCAGTCAAGGCCTTGGCCTTTGTAATGGTTGCCATGAACCTATCATAATCTTCTTTATGTGGTTTCAAGGCGGCTTTGGTCATTGCAACAATTGTACTTGATATCTTTAACTTACGACTTGATGCATCTTCAGGAACAAATGAACCGCCATTGATTTTCTCAACATAGTCTTTCAAATCATCGTATGGTTTACCGTGCATCATTGGTAAGAAATCAGATTCGGTCACACCTTTAAATCTTAGGTATGGTTTCATACCATCATACTGTGAAATAGCCTTTGATGTGCCATACAAACTGGTTGTTTCAAACAAGCACATATTCATGCCATACTTAGCATTAATCATTTCACGGACTTCATGTGAACAACAGATTGCCGCCAACAGTTTACCACCAAGGTAATTATACCCAAATGGTTGTGCAGGTACAATAACAAAACCCATGGCAGATGCGTTATTAAACGATTTGGTCGTTGCCGTTTCGTTTGTAATCACACAGCCTAGTAACTCATTACGAGGCTTCATCATAATCGTTGGAGACCCTATCCGTATGAACCCGACCCACTTATTAGTCTTTTTCTCAAGCACAGCCAACTTGATGTTTCTGCCGGGACTTGATAGATTATTATGGGAAGAAATGATATCTAGGTATAGTTGCCAACGGTCAGAAGGCAACTTAACTATTTCAAATTCCATATCTTCAGGTGCCATTGTGAAGTCAGAAAACAATTCATCTTCTGGTCCACATCCTGGCAATGAGAATGGCCTTTCAGCCAAAGAATTCATTTTCTGCTCACGCATATACTCATCAATGCGATTAAAGTTGCCAAAATAATTTTCAAATACTTGGGCAACATATAGTGCTTGTTCTCTATTTAAACTCATAAGGATATTTTATCTTCAAATTTGTAGCACTTCTTTAAGAACCTATTATACACTACCGGATCATTTTTTGCAAACAATTCTTGGTACTTTTCCATAGAGGCAGAATATCCAATTAGGCGCATTTCAATTACTGCCTCTTGAGCATAGGCATCAATTTCATCTGCATCACCATAATATTCCATATCATATTTCAAATCCAAATCCGCAACTGAAGATTTGTAGCGTCTAACATTAGCCTTACCTTTTTTCCTGAATTGATATCGGTGTCGTTTCTCATGTACATATGTCTTAAACATTTCGTCAATGATAAATTGTGCTGCTAATGGATTAATAATAAACATTTTGTCTTTATCATTTTCATTAAACACAATATACAATTCAATGTCACTTTCACCAAATTGTTTTATGGGGTTAAAGAAACCTCCAATAGTATATCCACTTAATGCAACATTACTACTATCAATAATTTTATTAACCTGTACATTATGTTCACTCATCATTCTACGAGCCCAATACATTATTTGTCTCACAGTTTTTTCACCAACAATTTTTGGAGAAAACGAATGCATTTTTTTGTAGAGGGCTTTATACTTCATTATGTTTTAACACCCTCAAATTTAGAATTAAATCTTCGTTCTCTATTACCAAAGGTGTTCAATGGTTTATCATCGTCAGGTACACCAGTATCTACAATACCAACCTGAGCAGATGGTTCTGCATCATACAACCGCATCTTGGATCTATCAACACCGACAACAAATCGTTTATACAGGTTTGGATCACCATAACGATTCTTCAACTGTTTAACCATAATCTGGTTCAATTGCTCAAGTTCCTCTGTACTAATCAAAGCAAACATAAAGTCAGCGGTTGCAGGCAAACCAAATGACTCAGAAGTATCTTCCAGGCCAACATCGGTGTTACTGAAACCACTACGGGTTGTTTGAGTAGCACTAACAACTGGAACACCAAACTCAACAGCCAAACCTCTTAATTCTTCAGCAATAGATTTAATATAAGAATATGAGTTTACTGTAGCACCCATCTTAATTCTACTTGAACAACAGATGTTTAGGTAATCAATAAAGATAATATCTGGAACAAAGTTTTTCTTCAACTTCAATTCATTCAACAAAGAACGGAAGTGTCCTGCATGAGCAGATGCTGTTGGATACTCCTTGATAATTAGTTTGCCTTGTGTCTTATCTTTTAGAACATCAAACTTACGCAGGTAATCTTCACGGGTCAATGTCTGCAATTCATTCAGGTCAACATTCAATAAGTTTGCATCAATACGTTCAGCAATCTTTTCTTCTGCCATTTCCATTGTGATATACAAAACATTCTTACCTTGACTTAAAGCCGCAGCAGAACAATGGCACATGAACAAAGATTTACCAACACCAGTTCCAGCCAATGCGATATTCAAGGTCTTGACTGGGAAACCACCCTTTGTAATCTTATTGAACAGGTCAAGATCAAAACGAATGCGAGACTCAACACGGTGATAGAAATCATACCGTGAATCAGAATCATTCATGTAATCATGACCAACGGAACTATCAAATGATACGCCAAGTGCATCACTCAATAGTTTTGGAATTTCACCTTTGGATTTGTTATGTGTTTTGTCATCAAGGATTGAAACAGATTCCATGATGGCATTGTAAATGGCTTTATCTTGACAAAACTTTTCTGTTTGCTCGGTCAGCCATTGTTGTTCACTTGGGTCTTTGTCATCATGTATTTGATTCAAAAGATTAACCGCATTACGAACTTCTGGTTCAGTAAGCGATTTACTTTCGGTGAAATTAATTACTAGAGCTTCGTGTGTTGGTAGTGTTTTATATTTATTTGTGAAATCAGATATTTCTTTAAATACATTTCTTTCTGTTTGATCTGAAAAATAGTCTTGCCTAATGAATGGTACAACCTTGCGAGCATATTCTTCATTGTAGATCAAATTCTTCAGGATCGTGGTTTCTAATCTTTTCATTATCATGCTTTAATAAAATTTCAGTAAGTATGTCACCCATCATTGTACTAAATTCTTCATCTTTTTGCAATAGGTCTATGTCGTGTTTACCTGAATTTACAATAGTATAACCGAATTGTAAAGTAGCTAAAGCACCTTGTTCCTTAACTCTAACCTTTCCATAATGATATACTACACCGGCATAATCACCTTTTAAAATCATTATGCCGGTTAATTCTGAATCAGTGAAATCAATGAATTTATAATCTTTACCTTCTTTAGGCATCTTCTTCTTCCAAAAGCAAAGTTGGACTATTTTCTCCCATAATGTTGCCATATGCAATTCCATATTTTTTGATTACAAATTCTGAAAAGCTTGGATCATTTAAAATTGAATCCCAAAATTCTTTAGTGTCTGTTTCTTTTTCACGATACTTTTTATCCTCTACTTCGCCAGTATCTTGTTTGACCTTGGAAAACCATCCGTTTGAAGGCTTGATGATATGCCCGGACTCAATAGCAATATTGAGTAAGCCTGACCAACGGCTAATGCCGCCATTAAAAGACACTGTAATAGGAATTTTAGATTTTTCTTTAACATACCTTGATTTCTCTACATTTATGATAAAGTCATAACCTTGGATTTCTTTGGTTTTATCATCTTTATCTTGTTGTCGTCCAATAATATATATGTTATCAGCGGAATAATAACTTCCTGTGCCGCCACCAACGATATCTTTTGGAAACATACCAATTTCTTTATAGGTGTGATTGACAACAACCATAGAAATGTCTTTGATATTCAAGTGTGGCGTTACCATGCGGAATAAAGACTTGACTTGTTTCGCACGGCTCATATCTGCAACAGATTTACCCTCAAGTGCATCTTCCACTTCTTTCTTTGATGCCAAATTACCAATAGAATCTAGAATAATAAACAACTTATCACCACGGTTAATTTCTTTTAACTGTTGCATAATATCAAATTTTAATTGTTCAATATCTGTTAGTGGTGTGTGTAAAACACGATTCATATCAATTTGAAATGTTTCAAAGTATTTGATTGGTGTACCAAACTCTGAATCATAAAACAAAAGAATAGCTTCAGGGTATTTGTCCATGTAAGCTTTTGCCATCAGCAAACTAAAAGCCGTTTTGAAATGCTTTGACGGCCCAGCCCACATTGTCAATCCTGGAATTATACCACCATCCAACTTTCCAGATAATGCCACATTAATCATCGGCACATCTGTCGGCACCATATCTTTTTCGGTAAAGAATTTAGATTTGGATAAAATTGCACTATCTTTAATTGTAGAATTCTTTTTAATTTTTTCAAGTAAACTCATAATTTCACCTTATGTAACTCCGTGTATAATAATATGTATATCAGCTTCGTGCATTATATTGGGTATTCTTTTTGTGAGGTACATCAAAAACAAATGTTATGCGGGTACAGTTCCCAACATTAACTGTACCGTGCATTTTTTTATTGTCAAACCATAACAATGTTCCTGGTTCAACAATGGCTACATCATCTCCACAATGATACTCATATGTACCTTGTATAGATAAATGAAATCTATCTTTAGTTGAATAATATTTACCAACATCAATGTGATCTCCCACAACACCACCAATTGGCAAAGACAAATAGCCACATCTCCTAAAATCTTTGAAATTTCTTTTTAGAAAATGAATCATAGCTGTATGCTTGTAGAATGCTGGTGTTGGAATACAAATTTCTGTATCACCAACAAATTCATCCACATGTGTCACGCCTCCAACAACTAGTTGCAAAACATCAACATCTATTTCTTGGTACCCACGATTCAATAATGACTCAACATCATCCATCTTATTTTGGTTTCCCCAATCTTCTGGATACTGTTGCAGCTGACTCAACATTTTTGAAACATTGATACCTGTCTTAATGATTTTTATATCTTTCAACTGAAAAAATCCTCTAATGATGTTTTCTTATCGGTAGTCCAACCAACACAATCTAAAATCACTTTGATTGGATCAATGAATGCTTTTTCAAACTGAAGATCATAATCAATGTAATCATGTAAACCAAACTCTCTTGGTAATCTAACAGGATATGAAATCACATTATCTTTAAAAGTATTTGGCTGTTTAAGATATGTAAACTTCAGCTTCTCACCCTCTTGGACATATGGGTATTGTTTATCTAAATTTAGTTTTTTCAAATGGTGATTGTATAATATGGCACCACGAACATGAATTGGTGTGCCTTTCTTGTACATAAGAACACTATCAGAATATTCCTTTAGGCCATTACATCCACGTGGAAAAGAAACTTCTTCTGGCGGCAATTCTTTAAATTCTTTTTTGAAATCAGCAATAAACTTATGAATATCATTTTCAGTACCATTAACAACAATACTAATAACTTTTTTCATTTTGTCTCGGATAACCGATGGTGTTGATGACTTAACCATTTCCATGCCCATGACTTTAAGATATGGTTCATTATATTGCACACCTTCATTATTGTATACATTAAGAATATACCGTTTCTTGGCAGTCCAAATTCCTTTATCTGATAGACCCTCACGTTTCATTTGCATCTTTTGATCATAGGCGTGTAGATATTCAGCTAATTCTTCATAAGATTTGTCTATGAATGGTTGAATCTTTTCTTCACAAATTTTATCCATGAGAGAGATTACTTTCTGTTTATCTGAAGTATCTTTAACAAACTTATCAATCAGTTCACCCATACGGAGATAGATTGAATCTGTATCAGAAGCAATTACATAATCAGCATCTGTATTCAATAGCTTATTCATGTATTGATTAATCTTTGCTTCAATCCAACGAATAGCCAATTGACCTGATGTTGTTACTGCAAGTGCTAATCGTAAATCATAAAAGCGGAAGTATTGTGAGCCAAGAGCACCATAGGCAGAGTTTAAGGAAACCTTCTTCGCAAGTTGTAGGTTATTGTAACGAGCAATTCTCTTTTCAATTTCATATTTGTGGTTATCATCTTTCTCATTTTCATAATCTTGTTGAGCCTTCAGCATTAACTTCTTAAACTTTTTACGATCCTCATACATTTCTTCCATCATTCTTGGTAAGAAACCTTGAATATCGGTGCGAAAGAATTGTCCGTTTGGTGTTAAAGTAACATCTTTAAGATTACTAGTATCAATTTGTTTATCTAATAATTTATCAACAGAAATGCCATTCCTAATTACTTGATGCATATCAGATGTATAATTTTCTGGACTAATTAAAGTTTCTGGTGAAATATTAAATTCCATCATTAAATGTGGATACAGAGAATTTAAGTCAAAACTGGCCACCCAATTATGCATACCAATTTGTGGGTCTTTAACATATGCACCTTCAAAGGCTGATGTTTTATTTTGTTTAACTTTAGGTGGAACAATGATGCCTTTTTCCAAAAGGTAAGAATAAGTGATTGCATCCCACATACGAGTTTGTGCAAAGATATCTTCATAGTTGGTCTTTGTATCATAAGCCAAAGTAAGACCAAGCTCAATTAATTTCAACTTATCTTCCAAACGGAGAATAAGATCAACGTCTTTGATGTTATACTCAATAAACTTTTGGTAGTTCTCACGATACAGTGCATGAAGGTTATCATACTCATCATATGAAAGTTTACTATCACCAAGTTCCACATTAGCGATATTG